ATAGCCATCTAAACAAAATGGTTCGTGAATGTCTCCGATTACTAATACTCTACTCATATTTTGCGTAATATTTTGCGTACTTTTTTAATGGTAATGTCAACACTTGACCTCGGGATTCCAGTTTCTCTAGATAGGCTTGATATCGTATGTTGTTTATCTGAAAATATCTTAAATAGTTCCTTATCGTACCATGCCAGGTCTTCTAATGCTTTGATATATTCAAGCTCGTTATGGTCGTATTCTTTATAATCGATTATATCTTCGCTAATCTCATTTGATTTCTGATTAAAAAACATCTTATAAAACGGGCCTGTATTCGACCGCCATTGAGTAAGCATAATTCTGACTACATAAAAACGAACGCCACCACTATTTATAATCTCCTCGTAATTCTTTTTAGAATATAACTCCTCTAAAGCATAGTGAAGTAAGTCCATATGTAGCTCATGGTTGTTAGTAATCTTCTTACTAGCTTCTATTAAGATAGGATATTCTTGAACTATATCAGTCAATTATGATTCATTTGGAAAACAAAGTTAGTGTACAATTAATTGATTAAAATAATATTATGTTCATTCTTTAACTCAAATAACTTTTCTTTAACATCTTCAATGTCAACCATGCCATCTGTATTTTTCCATTGTCTAAAAAAATTATGAAATAATTCGAATAAAAAAGCATCTCTGTTTTTAGCTTGAAAGTACGGCATTAGCTCGTTTTGGTCTTCACCTGTAATTTTAAATTCTATTTGCATAATGTGTTATAAAAGTAACTTGTTAATGATTGTGATGTGTAATATAAGGGACGTTATCCAAATGTGCTATCGTACCACTCAATAAAGTCATCAATATTTCGAGCAATGACATAAATTCCCCCAGCTTCATTAATTGAATGTTCATATTTCTTTTGATCCTCGCTTTGCCTATCCTTGCCATATTTAACCTCAATTTTTACACTTACTCCTACTTTCATGTTATTGACTACCATTGGAATGGTTGCGCTTATATCTGCGCTTCCTTTCGTTCCTGTACCCTTTTGCCAACTAACTGAACCAACTACCCTTGTGAATCCTAAAACATCTTTGACTGTCTTTGTATTGTCAATTCTGCGCCCCATTGTATTAATCCTTTCAGCTTGACCGCCTTTGAATGTAATCCAGTCAATAATGCACCTGGTTAAACCATTTGCTCCGTTATCAGTTTTAGTGTAATGACTAAAACTTTTTATGTCATCTTCCGTCCACGTTGGGTACTTTCTAATAAGATGTTCACGCTTGGCTTGTAGAAATCTTTTTTTGGTTTCTCTGTTCATGTTAAAATATTAATCCGTCTTCAATTGGTAAATTATTAATCTCGTTTTTAGGTTTGCTGACTTTGTCGATAATTTCAAAATATACGCCCATGTTATCTTTGCTGTGAATAATGTTAAGTCCTTTAAATGTTACATACGTATCAATCCATTGTTTGAACTTCTTTCTAGTTAACCACTTTCTAAAATCTTGATAATCTGTTAAGAACTCCTCAAATATAACTTGATTATAAATTCTCGTATTCGTTTTAAAATGTTCCCCTTCAATAGAAAATTCGTAAAACTCACTCGATGTCTTGTTAATAAATTTACGTACTTCAAGATTCTTAAACTCATGCTGAACCAATCCGTTCGCTAAATAATACTGAACGCAATCAATCATGAAGTTATCAAATTTAGTCCATTCAATATCTGACCATTCGTCAAATAATAAATGATTGAATACTTGTAATGGAGTATTATTAGCATTAAAAAAACTACTAAATTCAACTTCAAATTTTCTGCGCTCAAATGATCCACCAACGCCACCAACCGTGTAATTCGTTGTAATTAATATTTTCGGGCTTTTCTTTACTGGGAGCTTGATTGCTAGTTGACCTTTGCGCTCTAAAGTAATACCTTCAGTTATAAGACTAAATAAACTCTCAAAGTCAAAGTTCTTTTTAACGTCATCGAATACCAATATTTGACAATCTGCTGAAATAGTTTGATACTTGAACTGGTCTCCAAAACTAAAGGACTTACCATCTAAACTATTCAATTTTTTCATTTGGCTTAATGCATTCCAAAATAAGCCCTTACCACTACCACCATTTGGAGTATCTGAAATAGTCTCATCATTTAGAATTATAGCCTTGTTATTTGCGCTTGTTTTGAATGAATGAAGTAAATACCCAATAACTGAACGTAGTGAGTTATAACGTTGCGTTTCTTCATTTGCTATGTAAAATAAAAATTTAGAGAATACGCAATTATCCACTTTTATGTAGGTAAATTCTCTATCTATTATTTGATTTTTCCACACGTACCCTTCACTATCAATATAATCAATTTGCTTAACTTCATTTTTTGAAATTGATACTATTTTATTTTTAAAGTATAAATAACAATTATCAATGTCATCTTCTAAAAGTTTTACTTCTTTAGTCTCTAAAAATGATAAGAAATCGAATGAGAAATATTTAGTCTTTTCAGCCATGTAGTTAAACGGCTTCATTCCTATATCTTCTTTGAATTCTAGATAATTAAGAGTATAATCTTTAATCATATCCTTGTTAGTCTCTTCAAGTAAGTTTTCAAATATCTTAATAAAGATAAATCCATTCGTTCCACTAGGGTAAAATTTAAAGAAATTACGTTCCTGTAAGAAGTACTTAAACTTATGCTGTAAAATTTGAATATTGCCTTTACTAGAATATTCCCAAAAGTCAGTTATTGATATATTTTCCTTTACATTCTCAATAGCATTCTCAATTTCATTTTCCTGTAAGTCAGGGAATTGTTTTTTAATTCCTTTGATGTCCTTGCCACTTCTAATTTGCTTTTCAATTTTATCCTTTGTGAAAGTATCTTCAAAAAACTTAGTTCCAAAACTTCCAGTTCGTTGGTAAGCGCTTTTAATAATAGTCTGAATTTCACGTAAAGGAAAGTCATCTCTCACATATTCCATGCATACATTCTCGCATACGTTTTTTGGAACTCCGAAATCATTGAATGCAATGGCTAACTTGAATAGGTTGTTATTCCTTTCTCCTTTACCCATTGGGAATTTAGTAAACCATTTACGCAAATTATCTACTATTCTATTTTCTGAACGTATCGGTATATTTACGTTTATAGTTTCAACTTCGTATATATCTGGCTCATTCTTTTCCATCCATGTCAAACTATCTTCGTTTATGTGAATTTCTGCATCGTAACTCTCAAAACAAATTCTGCTAATATTTGAACAACTAATGTCGAAGTACTTTGAATTATACTTATCCTTTAGGCTTTCAAAGTATAGTTTATGATTCTCTATTTCATTTGGTATTTTAACCAGGCATTTTAGCCCATTACCACTAGGGGAAGTAAATACACTAAACGTGTAAGCATCTTCTATTAATTGCGCTCTAAATTCGTTTAATAGCTCATTATTCTCAAACTTATCAAAGTCAAGACAAATTAAACCGCTGTGTTCGATAATAGAGGCATCATTTCGCTGTCTAAATGTCCCACTGAATAGAATGGCTGGTAATTTCTTTTTAAGCAAATTTTGGGCTTCTACGCTCGAATTTCGTATTTGTTCAACTAATTGCTTTGAACTTCCTTTTTTTATCCTATCGAGAATAAAAAAAATATCTCTGTTATATCCAGCGGAAACGTCTCCGAATGATTTGTATATTGTTATTTGTGGCATCGTAAAAAAAACCATTGTAAGCACTGCTTGTGGAAGTTATGAAAAGTATTTCTACTAATCAATTTTAAGCAATACCTACAATGGCATTTAAAAATTTATAAATATTGGCTTCCACACCTATTTTTAATTAAAGAATTGAATACAAAAATATATATTATTTTTTTAATTAAACAAAACTAAATTTAATAAACATATATTTATATTCTACATGTGTTTTATTTATATATGAAGGAAACCCTTATAAACATTGACTTTTTTTCTTTTCATGCAGGATTGCAGGATTGATTTGCCATTTTGAAAAAAAAATTTTTTCTTGTTTGAACTACTCCTATAAGAGAGACTTCGCATACTTTTTTATACATGTGGAATATAAATATATATAAATCATTGATTTTCAATAATTATCTTAAAACGGCAAGTCATCCGATCCAGCCTGTAATACTCTGACATTTTCAACTTTACCGCCTTGATACTTTACTTCGCTTGTTGGTATTGGTTGGTCTTTAGTTCCTAAACTAATTTTACCATCCGTCCAAAATACCTTTCCATTTCCGAAATAATATTTGTTAACCTTTGCGTCTCGTTGTTCTTTCGTTTGCTCTGCAAAGAAGCTCACATTTTGCCCGTATTGGTTTGACTGGTCTGAAATAGAGGCTGTAAATTTAAAGCCTGTTTCGTTTTTAGATTCGCAAACTTTTACGATTTCTTTTAATTTGTCTAGGGTGATATACCCGCTAATCATTGTACTCATATATTTGTTTTTAATTGTTTAATTGATTTTAATTTTTTTATTTCTTTAAATTTACCATAAGCATCAGAAAATGGTTGAGTTTGTCCTAAACTTTTACACCAATAATCATTTCTTAACATAACTTTACACATTCTTCTCCAAGAAGGAACCCAGCATTTTGATTCTAAATCTTCAGGAGCTTCATCAGGAATAATTAAATATCCTCTATCTTGCCAACCTTTTATAAATTTAACAAATCTTTCCCTATAATGCATTCTAGTTTTTTGTGGCATAGTTGATAAAAGTAAATTACAAAATGATTGCCAAGTATGTCCTTCAGGTTTTGTAATTTTATTATAACCAGATATATTACCGTTTTCTTGAACATATAAAGCTCCACTATTAACTCCATTTACTCTAACAATTAATTTATACCATGTATCAGGTTCTAAAATATGATATAACCATAAACCTTTTCTTTGATCATCACCATATGGTTGACACAATCTTTGTTGACTAATTTTAACCCCTGCCATCATCATTTTATCATAAATTTTATTATGTATTAAATTTTTATATTTTCCATGAAATACCCATATGTCTTCTGTTCTCCAATCATAAATTGGGTATATATTAAATAAATTTTTTGAAACTTTTGTAGACCATTTCCAATTATTGAACATTAAACCATCTTTTCTAGATGTTATTGCTCTATAACGATGTAATGATTCATCAGAACGTATTCCTATAAAAGCACAAGTATTTTTACCTTCCGAAAACCATTCTCCAAAAAGAACCATAAATTCCTCAAATTCCATTTTAGGTTGATAAAAATCATATTGTGTTAAATTACTTGCCAATAATGGTTTTTGTCTAACCCATATATCTTTTTTATTTTCATCCCAACAAACCCATCTTGGTTCATAATTACTTACTGCATTTCTTAATAAAAGTTCTGCACAAATCCAATGTAATTCAATATACTCATTATACATTTCAATCATTTGTTCAATATGATTAATAGTATCATTATATTGTGCTTCTAAATCAATTATTAATAATCCTACTTTTCTATTTCTTTTTTTAGCTTCTGCTAAAACTAGATGAGTCATTACACTACTATCTTTACCGCCTGAAAATGAAATATAAATTTTTTCAAAATTATCAAAAGTTAAAGAAATACGCTCTTTACTTGCCTCTAAAACTGTTTTATTATTGTATACTTTTGTTGCCATTTTAATATATATTTACTTGTCTACCAATTGATAATGCTTCATCCATATCTACTTCATTTCTATTATATTTTTTCATCCAAATATTTAAAAATTCCAAGGCAATTTCATTTGCTTTGTTTTGTTGTTCATTATTTAATAAATTCCATCCTGAACAAAATTTAGATGGTATTCCTTTCAAATAACAAACTGAAGCTTGTCCTAACCATGCTATTCTATTCATAGCTTTATTTGTTAAATAATGTTCGCATGAATTAATCCAATTATCTAAAACTCCATGTAATGCAAGTCTAAATAATTTTTCATTTGATAATATTTCATAATATTGTATTTCACATTCATGTGAAGTCATACCATCTTTTTTAGATGAATAAAACCCAGCTTTATGACATTCCCATTTTTCAAAAGTATGGAATATTCTTTCAGGATCATTTGTATTACTTGTTCTATATTTTTCAGTTTGTTCATTACTTAATTCATCTGTTAATATTTCATAATCAGCAATTGAATCTGAAGATTCCCATGATTTACTAAAATCATCATCTTTGAAAATATCTTGTAATCCTGTTATTTGACAAAGTCTTAATATTTCTTCTTCATCCATACCAAGTTCTCTTGCTATTCTTTCATTTTTCCAATTTCTATTTTTTAATTCTAAAATAATTTCACTCATTGCATCAACTTGATGTTTTCCTCTTGCTCTATTATGTCTTATTGTAGATGCAATCCTATCATTTTTATTGCTTTGTTCACTTCTAATAATTACAGTAGGAGTATATCCTAAAACTCTTTCTCTAACTACACTTGATTCTTTACTTACTCTAGTTCTGTGAAAACCATCGACTACTTCAATTTTATCACCATTAGGATATGTTACAACTGGTTGAGTATATCCATCATTCATTATGGATATTTCTAATAAAGCCATTTCAGGAGGAGCTACTTTATTTGGGTTATAATCATTAGCTTGTACATTTTCACATTTTACCCATTTTACAAAATCTACTGGTTCTTTTTTAAATGGTGAATTATTGTGTATAGATTCTCTTAAACTATTTATTGTTTCAATTTTTTCATCTATTTGCATATTTACTAATATATGCTCAATTTCTTTTTTAATTTTTTCTAATTTCTCGTTTGTCATAATATTTGTTTTTAAATGTTTACTTTTTAATTAATTTAATTGTTTTTTTATCAATTCTTACCGCTTTCATTTTAGCGACATCAATTTCTTTTGTTTCAAATGTTTTCCCTTTGTCGCTTTTCGTTTTACCGAGGTATTCAAACCCTTTTAAATTTTTATTCATTTTCTCTATTTATTTTTAATGTGTTGTTTAAAATTTCAGTTAAGATTTCATCTGCTAAGTTACGTTGTTCATCCGACATTTGACCTATTGTGAACATGATATTATCAAAGGCGCCTGTATCGTAGTTGTTAGTAGTCCTTTCGTGTATCTCTTTGCGCATTTCGTAGTTAGTTATACTAGCTATAATCTTGTGGATTCTGTTAGCTGATTGCATTGCATCCGTGAAATCCTTTTTAAGATTCTTTGTTAACTGCATATCCAGGATAACATTCTCACAAAGTCTGCTAATTTGCGTTGCATAGGTAAGAATGAGCGTGATGTCGGTGTTACTTTTTAAATATTTTGCATCCATATTAGTACATAATTTTTACATATTTATCAATATCAAAATATCCATTGCCGTTGTCGAAATCGTAGCCATAAAAGTTAACTTTGCTTTTCTCATTGTATAGCTTCATCTCAATCATTCGTGAACGTAAGATGTTTTTAGTCACTCCGACTAATTTAGCGAGCTTATCAATGCTTATTTTATCATAATTTGCCTTGACTAACTTTATTTGTTCGGGATTCAATTCTACTTTTTTATTCATTCTTTTTTCTTTATTGTTCTTAAATCTTACACATGCAACTAATTTTTGGCAGCATCTTAATTCCTTTGCAATCTCGATATTTCTTTTATCCAGCATTGATGCAATCTTTTTACAAAGTTCACCAGTTTCGTGCTTAATTCCAAGCGATTTTCTACGTTTGCTTATTGCACTCACACTTACTCCATAAAGCCTCGAAATATGCTCTAATTTCATTTGAGGATTCTCTTTTATATAATCATTTAATTTCTGCATTTGATAATTCTTTTTGTTTGTCTTCAAATACTTTCATCTTATTTTTAACCATAATAACTAGATTTCTAAATTCAAGTTCCAAATCATAGTGAGCTTTCGCTTTTTGAAAATGGTACATAATAGTTGTATGGTCTTTTGGGATTAAACTAATAATCTCTCCGATGTGTTGATGTGTATAACCTTTCTGTTTCAAGATAAAACTGGTTGCTTTCCTTGCGTCTACAAATCTTTTTTTTCTTTTTTGGCCTACTAAGTCATCAATCTGAATGTTTGCATATTGGCAAATTGTGCTGAATAAAGTATTTTCATATTCATTCAATCTTGTAATGTGTTTTTGTATTTCGTTTTCCATAATTATAATTTTAATGTGTTGTAATATTCTCGAGCTTTCTCGATTTTAGTTTTTAAAGTTTCAATGAATGCAGGATCATAATCGAATGCAAATACCTTCACACGTTTCTCAATTGGTAAATCCTTAATCAAATCGTTATTACGTTGGATTTGTTGAGTTTGTGCGATGTAGTCTTCATTGTCGTAATTCTTTCCATACTTCCAAGCCAACTTTTCGCATTCATTCAATACCATGTGTTGAGGTGTTGGCACTAATGCGTAAATCAATCTATACTTTTCTTTACCAGTTAGCCACATATAACATTGAGCTTGGGCAAAGTACATCTTTGATAATTCAGCATTGAAAAAAGTCTTTAGATTCCATGAAGTTTTAATGTCTTCAACACAATCAGTTAACACGATGTCAGGAGTTCCTATAACATAATCGTTTTGTAATTTCGTATTGTATCGTGAACGGAAGCCACCAGGGACTACTTGACTAACTAAGTCCATTGAGTCCTGTTCGCATTCGTTTCCTTTATCCATATAGTCGTTTTTGAGGAGTTCGGAAAAACCGAACTCATCAAATAGCCACTTGTCTTCAACGAATGTTTTTGCGGTTTCTGAAAGATTGCCAGCTTCTTTATCGGCTTTTAATTTTGGATCGGTCATTAATGAACCTGTGCCACTGCATCTGAATAAAATTTTAGTTTCCATTTTGTAATAATTGTTTTTTAGTTTTAAAAATTGTGTTTAATTCGTATTTATTCGCAAGGTCTTCAACTTGCATTAATGTATCTATCGTATTTGCATTTAAAATGTGTTTTTCGACACGTTCTTTCTCTTTTGATGTGTGTATAGCTTCCGAGCTTAAAAGCTCCGTATCGCCTGTAAATTGCACAATATCCTTTCTATTAAGGTTAGCTCCAAATAAATCTCCGAAATGATCGCAAGCGTCTTTAATGGCAATTGATTTCGCAATCGGTAGGGCCATCATAACTGCGCCTTTATTTACGTTTGACATATCCATATTGAGATTCCCACTCCCTTTCGTAGTTTGCAATTCTTGTGCGCCCACTCCGTCATGGTACATCATCTCGTTGGTTGCTGGGTTAAGGTAGTGAACACGAACTGTTACCTCAATAGCATTGAATAATTGGGCCGTTTTAATAACCTCGATTTGATACTTTTTGAAACATCTGCGAAGTAAGTACTCTACTTTGTCAATCGGTAGGTAGTTATAACCTTTAATAAATGGGTGCTGTTTTACCCAGGTCGCTGGCGGCGGTGTTGACAAGATAACATTTAGTTGCTCTAATGGAACCACGTCCAAATCTAATTGTTTGAATAGGCTTGTAATAGTTGCCTTCGTTTGTTTTGCTAGTTCTTTATTCATAATTATTTTGTTTTTAGTGGGGGAGTTACCCCCCGTTAATATTATCTTACCATTGATTCAGTTTCGGGATCGTATTCAAAACCTTCTTCGTCTTGCTTTCTAGTTTGTTCGTATTCATCCATCTCATTAATGAAATCTTGTAACATGAATTTTTCAGGCTTAGGTAGCATAGCTTTCATAACTGATAAATTTGCATATAATTCGTCAATCGTAGATTCATAATATTTAATAAATTCATCCTGACTTATATATTCAAATCCTTCTTCAAATGCATCTTTAACGCCATAATACTTATTAATAATTGTAGTTATTCTGCCACTATTATAATTTTCAATGCGTGTGATTTCACTTTCACTTTTAATGCTAAAAAGTTTTGTAGAATGAATATCTACTACCTTTGTAAATGTTGGGAAATTAATCTCGATTTCCACTGTCTCTGTTTTTTGTGTTGTTGTTGTAATTTTCATAATTTTTATTTTTAATGTTTAATGAATTGCAAATATAGTTATTTATTTCGTAGTACAAAATTATTTTTTACTTTTTATATAAATAATAATTCGTTAATGGTTTCGCTAATGTCTTGACGTTGTTTATCAGTTAGCTTTTGAGGATTGATCCTGTGTTTGTTTTGGATCAATTTGTTTACGATATCCAGTAGCTTGTGATTGTTACTTCGATACGTCTTTAGTGTGTTGTTTTTAGGGTTTATGTATATACTTTTACGGCCTAGTTTCTTATTCTTTTCCATGTTTATTTTATTGACAATTATCTATACAATCTGAATGTGGGAATCTGTCGACAATGAAGTCGGGTGCTATTTCTTTTGATGGTTCTGATACTATAATTCTACTATCTTCAAAAGTTAGGTTTATTTGGCCTTCAATATTATGTATAATACAATGTTGTATTAGTTCTTTGATTTCTGCGACCGATGTCACAATTGTTGTGTTAACTATTTGCATGATTTTATTTTTTAAATTGTTATACTAAAAATATATTTTATCCATCCTAAATCTATTTGGACCCTACCATTTGCAAGTTTGCTAAATGCAATCATTGGGAGTATTAGCCATGTTTTATTTTCTTTCATATTAATTATTTTTTAAGTAGTTTTTTAATCTAAAAATATCAGTTTTTAAGAATGCAATTTTATCCCAATTCTTAACTGGCTGTTGCATCTCAATTTCTAATCTTTCTAGTTGACATGCTAAATGTACTTTCTTAACTTCATTCATTGTAACCATGTCATAATGGTGTTGAGTTAATGTGTTTTGCTCGCTTGTTTGTTGTGTTAGTGTAATCATAATTTTATTTTTATTTGTTTTATGAATGCAAATATACACCGCTATTCCGTACTACCAAATTATTTTCTAAATTATTTTTGTTAATTTTCTGAAAGGCGCATGAATAAAGGCTATAAATTTTTAAAAAAAAAGCCCTACTTAGAAAAGTAGAGCCTAAAACACTAAATTTTAATTATGAAAAAAACGAGTTTATATCGGTAATCCGTACTGAAAATGCATCCAGTCGTAGTCTTTTAATCTACCCAATGAAGCAAAGCCATGTTTTTCGAAGATATCAATCATAGCTTTGTAGTCAGGGCGTGCAAATCTTGCCGTTTTATGAGTTTCTTTTAATGTGTTTCTGTTAGGATCCAAATCAATAGCCGTACCCCATGAATGAGCGCTTAATTTAGTTCTTGAACCTCTCATTAAACGATAAGTAAAACAACCGCCAAAGTCATTTATTTCAAGTTCATTTATTTTGCGCTCTCCGTAACTTGATAACAATTCATTGAATACATTGGTAAAAGCTTGTGCTACTTTTTTGTGACATCTCATTCGCTTAACTGGTTGCCTATCGTAGAACATCGTATATGGCAAATCAATCATGGTTAAATAAGTACCTTGTGGATTTGGTTTTCCAAAGTACTTTACCATTTCAGCGGGACTAAATATTTTCGGTTTCATGTTATTTCATTTCGTATCTTAATTCTTGTAAATTAAGACATAATAAACTTACTTGTCTTTTATCTAATTTTATTTCAGTAGCGTCGTTTTCGCCTTCTACTGCAATTATAATACAATCTTGATTAAATTTATCAATTTCAATACTTAACTCATTTGAATACCTATCTTTATATTCTGTATTTTCAATGCTTAAACATTTAATCTTTACTTGTTGTGTCATAATTAATTAATATTTTTACAAAAATAGATATTAAAATTTGACTTCAAATTTAATTTTTGCGCTTGTTGACTTGTCGTTTATCTCGCAACCAATGGAAGCGGTTATATTCTTTATTTGCGCCTCAATTTCAGCCTTTAAAGTTACGTCTGAATGCTTTACCTTAATCGTATTGTTATCGAGCGTAAACTCGCTATTTTTAGGCAAATTTAACCGCATTAAATCAAACTTAGCGCTTACAATTGAATTAGGCATTACGCTTGATTTTATCAGTAGATATAAATCTCAAACCGATGTTAATTACATTCGTTATAAATCCTACTAAAACGGTCAATCTTAATGTCAAATTTTCATCTAATTTCAAATCCAAAAACAATGGCGGTAATAATGCCATTACCATTGTGATTGATACCATAATGTTCATTACGATTGTCTTTGATTCGTACCAATGTTTAATTTTCGGCTTCATCTGTTTCTTTTAATGGTTTAAAATTGTTTTCAGTAAGGATAGCTGCGCTTTCAACTCTTTCGTAGAAATTACCATTGTTATCAGTTAAAGATTCACTTGTATTGATATTGGCAATGATTACGCTATCTACGATAAATCTTTGAACGTTCACACCGATTGATGTATCTTCTTTATAGATTGCCGTTGGCATTGGTAAATCTTCGCTAACAACTAAAGAAAAATATTGATTCTCATTGTAGTTAATTACATCAATAAGTTGGCCCGCTTGTAAAATTAATTTTGTCATGGTTTATATTTTATTAGTTAATTCCCGATTTTATAGAAATTAATAAATCTTGAGCCGTGTTAAATCCGTCAACATTATTTACTGAAAACTCTCCGTAAAAGTTGTTATCTAAAATTACCAATTTATCACCATCAATAAAGAATTTTAACGAAGCATAGTGTCCAATAAATACAATACCATAATTAGCTTTTTGAATTTGCAAAATAGCTGGCACTCCAGTTACATCCGCTTGAATCATTAAGTCATACTTGTCTACCACTACTTCATTTGTAATAATGAATTTTGAATTGTCTATTACCATTTTTTTATATTTGTTTTTTAGTTAATTTTTAATATTCATATCCGTTGCAATCAGTACAATCGCCACGTCTTCTTATTCTGTTTCTAGTGTTGAAGCTCGAATTGGTTTGCAATCCACTGAAATAAGGAGTGCCTTTGTCGGGAGTTATACCATCAAGGAAATCAAAGCTATTATACGATGGATAATCACTCAAATTATTGCGCAAAAATGTAGTCATCATTTTGGTATAATTTTCAGCTACACTGCGAACTTCATTTTGTAAGAATTTCAACGCTTCCAAATCAATAGATTGACCACTTTCGCTATCATTATTCATGATACTTTTGTTGAATACTTTGTATTTCAAAAAAGGTAGTGCATGATACAAAGCATAGTTACAAAGCATGGCCCCAATAAAGTCGTCTAATATCTTTTTGTTTGGTATCGTTAATGTATTATTCGTTATTTGAGTTTGTAACTCTTGATAAAATGTAGCTCCTAAATAATTCTGTAAATAAATATCTTGAGCCTGTAATATAAACGGCTGTAAATCGTCAGGGCTTACTGATTGATGGATTGATGTGTATGATTTTAATTTCGTTTCTGATACGAATAGTACGTTAGTAACTGCCATTATTCTGCTATTATTGTTGGTTCTATAATCGTTGTAGGAGTGATAAGTAATTCAGTTTCGTAACCTCTATTTAGGATCAAGTTGTTGAATACTCTTAACATACTTTTCTGTATTGGTCTAATACAAGTCCCAATAAAATGACCATACGCAACCGCCAATTCATCTGCATTCGAGCTAAAGCCAGCGCCACCATTGTAAAGGCCCAAAAGTAACGGACTTGTAATTCTATGACCTGTTAAGATTCTCGTTGTGATTCGAGTTTCTAAAGTAGTGTAATAATTATCGTTTGTGCTTGTTATTGGCGTAACCTCGGGAGCGTGTTCTTTATCTTGGCTAAATGCAACGAATGCTTTCCCAGCGTTTTCAGTTCCACGATAAGCCATTGTTAATTCATCGTATATTTCTTTGCGTTCCTCGGGCGCTGGTATTCCATTGTTTAAGCTAATAAACAAAGATGGATTCAAACTATTGGCAAGATTCGATATGTGAAATTTACTAACTTCAATGTCAATTTGAATATCATTGATTGAACCAGCATACGTTGGCAAAGGATAATAGATATTGCCAGGTTCATAGTCAAACGCATATAATATTTGCGAAGGACATTCCAATGATAAAGTAGGGTTATAAGTTGCATATTGTGTTGGCTTATATTTATTAGAGTTTTCCCAATTTGTGCTATAAAAATATTCTTTTGGTGCATCGTCTCCTGGTTCAATCTTACCACTTCTTACCTTTGTGAAATCTAAGTGATAAATTTCGCTAATTGTCTTACCATCGTTTGACCAAATAATGTTCAAAGCATACCCACCAAAAGTAATATAATCTTGTGCGC